CTAACGATAAGTTCTTTATCTTAAATGTTCCATTTCTGAAACGCTCAGATAGATTACCGCTAAACATTCTCTGATTAGTTAGTATTGCCTGTGTCTCATTGTGTCCAAAGCCGTATCTACGTTTGAATTCTCTGTATTCAACATAATCGTCATACTCTCCGTCTTTAGTTTCAAGAGCTAGATCACAGTAGCAATGCATGAATGCTTCAGCAGTCCATACTTTCATCAATTCATTGATCTTTTGTACATGAACTAAGGTTAGTCCTTTTACCTGCATAAAAGACAGAGGCCAACCTTCTTCTTTGCAGATCATGTATCTGTGTTGACCATCAATAATTTGAAGTTGTTCGTTTACCACAATAGGTATTGGGATAAACATTTCTGTCATTGATTTACGCAACTTTTCAAGATGCGATTTATTTATATTTCTATTTCCAGTTATAAAACTGAATGCTTCATAGTCCTTACTAGTGTAGATTGTACGGACTTCTCTAGCATCTAAAGGTAGTTTATTCATTTTAGTTTTCCTTAAACATCAGCAGGGAAGGTCGAGCCGTACATTGGTGTAATCACCTCCAAGGTCTAGAACACATATACACAAAGACTAGCTTGTACTCTAATGTTCCCTGCATCCGTTTACTTAAGTTATGCGTATGCTTCCAGTACTTCTTTATCAAGTACAATACGTGATGCATACTTAAATGCATTACGCTTGTATTCAGCAGCCTTACCGAACTGTGTATTCTTGATCCAGTTCTTGTAAGTCTTTTGATGATCATAGTATTCAGTTACAGCATTGTAGGCATCCCAAAGTGTTTCTCCTTTGTTGCCTGCACCGAACTTAAAGTTCTGCTTTAGCTGTTCAAATACTGGTGTGGCAAAGTCTCTGTGTTCTACACCGAGTTTGTTAGTACCACTCATGCCACGATTACGTAGAAACGGTATTACGGCTTCAAAGTAAACTTCAGCCTGTTTCTCGTCGATTTTATGATCATGCATCATGTTCATAATGTCATGTGCCTTAGCCCAGTTTGCATCTGCTTTATCAAGGATTTTACTGACTTCCTTAAGACGTTCACCTACACCAGTTGTATGTTTTATCGAGAATCGCATTGCTTTGTTTCCGTAATGCCGCCATCTCGCGGTTGCGGTCCTTCAGTTGGTTGTCCATTGCATGGATCTGCTGCTGATGCTCCAGCTTCAGTTCGCTTATCTGCTTGATGGCTTTCTGGGTTTCCGCTTGCTGCTGGGCATACTTCGCTTCCAGTTCGGCTACATCTTGCCACGCTGATTTGAGCAGCGCCCCAGAAGCTGCCAGAGCGGCTAACGCGACTACCAGCAATATTCCAAGGATAACTGTTGGCGACGGCATCCATTATTTTCCCTTAATATTCATGGCCACGGCCCCGCCCATATACACGGCCACGGGTGCGCCTAAGAAAGTCAAAAGCGCAAGGATAACGGCACTGGTTTTATCTACGCGCTCTGAAACTTCAGGGATAAACATGGCGCAGAAAATGACAATGACAGACAATGCCAGACCCGCGACAAGACTAAGCCACGCCATGCGCCGGCGGTTCGTCATCTTGACTTCAGAAACGGGTGCCTGTTCAGCCATCGTTCATGTCCTCGTCTATGTATTCGATCTGTAGGTCTTCTTCTCTAGCCGCATCGACTATAGCTTGATACAAGTCTGAATAAGCAGCACGAGAATTACCGATAGTAAAAGTATCTTCGTTGCGAGTGTGGCCCACAAGAAGACAGCCAGATGTATGGTCGTCATTGTTGCCAGTGTGGATATAAATCCACTCAAACCCCGGAACATTTTGTACATGCAACATCCCTTCATGGAAGTCATACCGTTCGGCATATTTTTTAGTCATGCCGCCTTCATCGCGCAGCTTGATGTCGTAGGTTCCGGCAGGGATGCGGGTTTCATGCATCACCTTTTCTTCCTGTGGCTGGTCTTCCAAGCCAAAGCAGAACTCTTCGTCATCGAGGTACACGCGGGAAAGGGTCGCCTCGTCGTTATGAGCGAAGCGTCGAACAGTAATCATCATTATTAAGTTTCCTTTTCTTTACCTCAAATTGCAGAAGCTGACGGCGGGTTGACCATCTTTAATCCAAACCCTGCCGCAATCACGCAAGTAATTGAGCCAGTTTCCCTCGACAGGCTCCACGAACCTTCGGGGCCGACATAAAGCTGCATGACCGAATCATCCATGTAGCCGCCAGCTAATAGCGGTTTTTCTTTAAATTTTTCCCATAGAAGTTCTTCAATAACGAGATGAGGGCCGCACTGGGGTAGCATTTCTAACGGTGGCGTAAGTTCAATTTCCTGTTGAACTAGATTATCCTGCGACATCATTAAATCTTTTGGCTGCGCGGATTCATGTGTTTGACATGATGCAAGAGCAACCATAAAAACCACAATGACCAGAGGCTTCATTTCTTTTCTCTTACGGCTTGCCGCCAACGCCACGCAAGAAAACACAACGAGGCAAGCAACAACAGAATGGACAGGCTGGTTTCAACCAACCCCAGCCATGAGGCAGCAACAGCCACGCCGCCCGGTGCCACAGTTGCAAGGTCTTTCGTTTCCATTACTTGCTCTCCACTGGAGGGTGCGAACCGTTGTGCATATGGTCTAATCTATCCTGATTTTTTGTTAGCCACTTAACTTCTCTCTGGAGTCCCTCTAGCTCTCTGTTAAGGAGCTTCAATTCTTCTGGGCTGTTGATACCCTTTAAAGTCAAAACCTGATTTGCAATTTTACCCCGCTCCTGTTCAGCTTTATCCAAACGCGAATCGAACTTCTCACGCGTGTCCTCGTAACTCTTAATGTGATCGCCAAAGTCTTCCTTTAGGCGCTGCACAGTAGCCCGGACTACTGCATATCCAGAAATGGCAGTTCCAGCTAGTATGGCAATCTGGAGAGCATGGGATGCGGTGAGTTCCATGTTTAATCGTCCATAATAATTTTTACGGGATACTGTTTACCGTCAACCGTCTTAAGCAACAGCTTGCCCTTGCGGCAGACCCATCGTTCTTTGTTGGGATCAGTGCGCTCAATCACACGCTTGGCCTTCAAGCAATCAGATAAGCTGTCACGCGGAGTAAACTCCAGAAGCGCCCCCGCCGTGGTGTAGAGGTGAAGGATAAAACCGACGAAGGTTTCCATGTTACTTGCCGTTGATTTGAAGGGTTCGCTGTGCGTCCTTCAGCTTCTCGACTGCGCTGCGAACTTCCATCATGTCTGTTTGCAAGCGCGTAATGTTGACGCTGTTGTTTGATCGATCTTCAACCTTTGCTGTCAGCTTTTCTAATTGACCGCTGATATGTTCAATCAACATAAAGGCTTCCTTAACGGCGGGACTTTGAGGCCGGTCAATGCGAAAGGTCGTGTTCTTGTCGATGTCCACTTTTAAAGACGCAATGCCAGTTTGAAGGTCTTTCTTGACTAGCTGTTCAGAAGTTTCCAGACGGTTCAATCTTTCTTGAATAATGAAATACGAATAGACGCCCATGCCCACTAACGCGATAAGACTGATGACAGTCTTCATCGGCATTTGCACGTTGGTCGTATCGCTGATCTTTGTGGTCACAATGTCACCTGATTTTTGGGGCTGTAGATGCCCACCAGAGGAACCATGCAATTACACCAATAACTGCGACAAGGATAACTACCTTACCCCCTTCGACGAGGATCTTGTGCCATAAAGCGCGGTCATGTTCGCGTTTCTTTTTGGCTTCCTCTTTTGCCTTCTTTACTCGTTCTTTTTTTTCCCTGATACGCTTCTCGCGTTCTTCGAGAATTGCATCCCAAGTTGTTTGCTCCCCCGGCTTTACCGGCCACTTCTTATTAATCTCAGCCTTGAGCAAATCAAGTTGGTTTTGTGCCTCTTTACGCGCCAAAACAGCGTCAGCAGCTTCTGACAAATCTGTTTCATCTGAGCCGTCGCCACCGCCTGTTCTTATGCGGAGGATTTGCTGCTGGCGTGTCAGCTTCTTTTGAGGCTTGGGGTTGTCAGCTTCTTCGGTATGACCCAACAAAGCATCGATCTGTCCAGCAATAGACTTAATGTCCTTGGCTGTTCCTAGCATTGATTTGACAGCCGTCACGCCTGACGTAATTGCTGCCAGTGTTAATGGGTCCATAGCAACGCCTCTTATTCATCTCACTGGTGATGGCGTAGCGGCGTAACCGCCACATCTGTGACGCTAGTTTCTGTTGAGATTTTGGAAGATAGATTGTCCCGATTTTAATCAGGCTTGGGATATTTATCTTTGACTGCCTTAATCGTTGCAGCCATGTCATCTGGAAAAACTCCAGCGTGATAAAGGGCATCTAGCTGATCGCCAATCACAGGGTAGCTTCGCCGCCTGTTTTCATCCCAAGTTGGTACGGATTCCACATATTTAACGACCTTGCTGTCAACGTAGGTATCATTGGTTGTAGTACCATCAGGAATATCAACCCACTTCAGATCAGAGTGAACCTCAAAGGTTTTATCATCGTCTACTAGTTCGCAGATGCGAGTTCCTTGGATTAAAGCCTTCATTTAAATTCCTCCACGACCACAATGCCAACACCGCCTTC